TCCTCGGATTTATTACCAAACTTTTTTAAATCCGATATTGTTTTATCTAATCCTCTTATTTGCGGTTTAAAAGCCATTTATTTAAGTTGAAGCGGTGCAATATACAATTATATCTATATCAACTAAGTTTATATTTTCTATTCGGTCTATAACAAATTTATTGCCTTTATATTTTATGTAGTTTAATTTTTCACTAAGCATAAAAGAGTTGATGCCACGAAACTTAAATATAGTAGTAAAAAAGTTTTCTAACTTACCGTTATCTATGTTTCTAATACTACTTTTAGTTTCAATACTCGCCCATCTTTTAATTATTAATGATTCAGAAACTGTAAATCCTCCAAATGGATCATCAACTTCTTGAAGACCCCATATCTCAACCCTCTTGTCATAAGTTCTAGCTAACATATATATCTCTTATTTATATCTAAGATCATTAATACTGATTCAGGTATTAAAGTTGTATTAACTTGTTTTTCCGCTTCAAAATAAAATACCTTTAACATTTGAAATGCAGCCTGTCTTAATTCCTCTGGTATTTGAGAAATACTTTGATAACCAACGTTTAACACTACTTCTCTATCTTTTGTGGTAATTGTAGAGTAATTATTATAAACAAGTTGTATATTTTCTACAGGAACTAAATTAATAGGAAAGTCATAAACATTTACAATTCCATCCGCATAATAAGTTTTGTTTCTTGGAAATAATATATGATTAGTACGTTTCTCTATAAATGAAAAAGCACCGTTTATCATAGAAATTATTTCCTCATCTGTTTCATTTTGATCCTCATCTATCCTTAAATAAGTTTTTGCCTGAGATAATGAAATTATGTTTAAATAACTCATTTATCTTTCTTTTTAACTGTTTTTTTTACTTCATCTACATAAACAGCTCTTCCACGTTCAACTGCGCTTAGATTTCTTTTCTCCCCAAGATCAGCAATGTCGCCTACTTTGTAAAAAATATCATATCCGAAACTTTCTAATATAAATTTAATTTTCATAGTTTTATTTTTAATATTAGATACAAATATACAAATAAATGATTAAATATTAATTTGCGTAAATAAATTAAATAAAGTATTGTTTATTTAAGAAGTATTTATACATTTGCTAACGTCGGTTGTGGCTTTGTCTTGTTGCCAAAAATACAAGATCAACTTTAAATTAAACACAAATTATGCAAGAAGAAAATAATAATTCAGTTCAAGAACAATTAGGCAATAAGTCAAAACCGTTGTTATGTGATGCTTTTATTAACGATTTGCCAAATACAGACGAAAAGATCATTGATAAATACACTAAGCAAATATCTACTGAACTATATCATTTATCAAAGGAATTTGAAAAGAACGGAGACACAAATGCACACGTAAACGCAAGATGTGAAATAAATAAAAAGTATGGTAAATTTTGGAGAGAAAGATTGAATTTTAAAAAGATTTACAATTCACCTAATCCATTCGGTAAGATGTCGTACTACTAAAGTATCACATAACGCTTGCGGGTTGATGCAGGTGGAAAAGTACACCGATTCTATAAATTTAAAACTAATATTAAAAACACAAAAAAATGACTGAATTAAAAACCAATGACCACTTGCTTCAACCCGCTGTTAACCATAGTACTGCTGTAAATTACTTATGCAAATATGTACGAGAGAATACAGAAGATTTTAATTTTCTTTCTTATAGACTTTTAAGGAATGAAATACAGCCAAAACTAGAAAAAGAAAAAGAAGATATTATAACCGCTTTTCTTGAAGGAAAAATGTTTTTTGATGGATTAAGTTATGCACCAAATGCGATTAGAGATATTGCTGAGAAATGGTTTCTTGATAAATACGGATATTAGTATTATGGTTAACTGCTGCGTATAAGCTATGTGGCAAACAAACAAGCAGTAATAATTCCGCGTACTAAAATAATAACTTAAAAACACAAATCATTAAATTAAACGATTAAATAAAAAAAACCCGATAACATTAGCTATCGGGTTTAATATAAAATAATCTAAAACTATACAGATGTTGTAAAATCTCCAAAGATTACTGCGTTTGGTCTTTCAACTGCAAGTGCAATTTGAGCCTCAATTCTAGCAGTAATATTGTTCTTTGAGAAGTTGTCGTTATCCTCAGTAGAAAACTCTAATACAAGACCTTCTGTTACTACCTTTTGAACATAAGACCAATCGCCCACAAAATACTTATTAGCAGCTAACCAAGTTGCCTTAAATATTGAAATACCATTAATTTTCAAGTTTCCACCTTCCATAGTTACAATTCCTGGTAATCCATATCCAGCTCCTGTAGATTTTTCAGTCAACATTATAGCCCAATAATCAGCAGGCGTTACAACGATGCCGTTAACGGCATAATCAATACCTTCAAGTGCCGCAACGTTAGAAATTAATCTTTCAATTCGATTACCACTTGTTAAAACGGATGCGGTCGCAACCGCTGATAATTCAGCACTAAACTTAGCGTTTTCTGCTTTGAAATAATCACGTCTTAAAGCACGTGGAATAAAAGACTCAAGAAATGGTAGGTTGTTACGCATTTTCTTAGAATAAACAGCACGACCAGCTAAATAGTTAGTAGATACATCTACCATTGTGATATCATAATCAATTTGAGATTTTACAGCACCTTCTGTTTGTTGAGAAATAGAACCCTCTGAAGTAGTTTCTCTAGGAAAGGTATAAGTACCTCCTGAAATTGCAACTGTAGAAACTAAATCACTAAAATTTAGTAATTGAGAAGGAACAATTTGAATATTATCAGAATAATCTCTATTTTGATCTCCTGTTAGGTTTGCGCCTAATGTCATGTTACCAACTGCTTTAATATCTAACTGCAATTTAGTAGACTTATTACCTACTTCTCCAATTTGTACGGCATTGTCAATAATTGACTTTGTAACTACTTCACCGTAAGACTTCTTTTCGCTCATTCCTGATCCTTTTTTCTCGTTTAATTTAACATCTAATAAATCAGCATAATCTTGAATGGCTTTTAGCTCTACTCTCAATTCCGCTTTCATGTCTTCAAGGTCTGCACCTTTTACCATCTTACCTTCTAGAGTTTCAATCATTCCCTTAACTTCTGTTGCGTTCTCTGTAGATTTAGTTTCTACTTGCAATTTGATAGCGTCTAACGCTGTTTTAATTTCTAATGCTTCCATTGTTTGTGTTTTAAAATTTAAATGATTTTAACGTGTCTAAAATAAGCGGCTGTTCATTTAAAGTGATAGTTTCTATCGGCTCTTTAGATAGTGCTTTTAATATTGTTTCTAACTCTCTTAACCGAGTGTCTGAATAGTCTAAATTGTACGCTTTTTGAGCTATTTCCATGATACCGTAAAAACTATTTATACCTTTAATATCTTGTACTGTTGCAAGCTCGTTCGCAGCATGTGAGGATAAAAAAGAGTATTCAAATAGTTTATATTCGGTAATCATAGATTTGTTTTTACTGTCTCTCTGCATAACTTGATACCCTATTGATAACTCAGCGTTCATGTTATTGTCATACATCATCTTTACATCGTAAAACATATCTCTACTCATGTCTTTCTTCATATTGAATTGTGAAGTAGTCATAAGTCCGTATGTGTCCATAGTGTCAATTTCTAAAGGTACTCCAATCATCATCGTACTATTGTGATCTTTTAGTACTCTAATTCGCTTAAAGTTTTCCTTTACAGTTTTTTCAAACGAACCAAACATACTAATGTCTCCATCGCTATCTGTATTATTATAAGCGTTTGCATAAGCCTTAATAACTCCTTTGCTTTCGTCGAAGTCTTTTAAATCGTAAGATAATTGTTTAAAATCCATGTTATAAATCTGTTTTTCTTATTGGTCTACCGTTACTATCTCTTTTAGGAATTAATGTCATTGCACATCTGCAATTTATTATATTTCCTGCTACTCCTAATTCTTGATCTCCTGGGTACATAATCGAATTATTACCGTCTATCCCATCAACATTAAACAACTCTTCTAATTCAACTACTGCATCATTCATGTGAAGATGATCGAATTGGTCTTCAGGCGTTACTCTTGTTCGTTCACTTTGAATAGATACCCATTTTTTTGTCATTACTAACCTACTTGCTCTACCAGCTTGTAAAGTTGCATAGTTGCTTATAGTAGTTGTTTCAGTTCTTGCTATTCTTAACGCTTGATATCTATAAAAGTTATTATCTCTAACCTTATCATAAATCAATTTTCTAACTTGCATTATGTTTAAGTCCTCAGTCTTATAAGCGTCTTTAATTATCTTTACAATTGCATCAATCATAGTTTCAGATACCGTAGTTATACGCGACCCTATACTATTTATCAATACAGTATTAATCAAATTATTAAAAAATACCTCAAAGAACGTTAACCCTATATCTTTTGTGTCACTATCTATATTCCTTACAACAAACGCACCATGTTTTAATCCTATTGCCCTGTATAACTCAATATACATGGTTTTAACGTGTTTTTTATCAAATGTAGACTCTACTGTCATTTGAGCATTATCTGCCGTTATATTAGACAAAGATAAGCCTTTTATTATTATGTTTAAATGCTTCTTAACAATCCTATACGCTTGTTTCTCGTAGCTACTTTGTAATACAATATAAATACTTCTATATTGGTCTGTTGTCATTAATCAAATGCTTTATTAATATCTTCTGTAGTTACTTGATCTACTCCGATAGGAATTAAGTTCATAGGCATATAAATATTATCCATACCCTCCAAATCAGATGTTTCATACTTTAATGCTGTTCTAAACTCATTAGGAGTTATCGGTGATTTACTTAACCAATCAACCATTAACGCCATATCTTCTTGCATCTCTGGTAATTCGCTTGCATCAAATTCCATTATGCTTTTTTCGTAACCTTTAAACTTTTGTATAAATCCTTTGCTAAACGCTTCTGAGAATAAAAGAAGATCAGGCATTATATTGTCGCTAATAACTCTTTTTTGAGCTGCTCTTAAAGCATCCGTACTATTTAATCCACTTCCGCTATCATTATTTAATAACTCATCACTCCAGATTAGCACATTGCAAATAGTCTTTCTATCAAAAGCCAAATATTCAAAAGGTTTAAGTTCATCTGTTGTTAATGATATGCGTGTAAATCCTAACTCACTACTTGAACCCGATATATTAGCAAACCTTCCCTTTTCGCTATCCATCTGCTTAATCCTATCCTTTATTCCAATAGCTTGTTCAGCACTTAAAGGAGTCCCTTTACCATGTATAAATCCAAAAACACCGCTATTACTCATTGTTTTAGCGTTGTTATCTATAGCTTCGTTTGATGTTTGTATGTTCCTTAAAGCTGCTGAAAGTTCGCTTAATCCGTATAAATGTCTACCCATTTCATCGTAAAAAGGATTAGGTCTTTTAATGTGTATTATTTCGTATGGGTAAAATTCAACAAATGATTTAAGATTGTAGATAATGTAGTGATCTATTGGAGATTCTAAACCATACATAATAGCACCCGTCTTTAAAACTATTTCTACTTTATCAGCAGGCAACACATACAATTGTAAAGGTACACCAGCATTAGGACCATCTTTAGGGCATACTTTATAAAAGTAACAATTACCTGTAGTTTTAAGATAAGTTTTGTATAGGGCTAATATATCGCCCCAAGTTTGGTTGGGATTAGGCTCAAGCATAGGGAACACCTGCTCATCATCTTCGTAAGCCTTAGTAAGTAAAGATAATTTTGTTTTCTTTTGCAAGTAACTAAGATTGTTTTTAGTTGCTTTATAAAGATTCATTAGTTCGTTTCTTGCTTTTTGATCTTTAACTTTTTTTACGCAATAAGGAATAGATACGGTCTTAGTTGCCATCTGATTAATAATAGCAAAAACATCGGGATTTTCACCGTAACCTTTATTAAGTATCTCTGTGTTTGTGTTATCGTATCTTGTAAATCCACCACCAAAAATGCTAAATATAGCCTCATTGAGTTTATTAACTACTGTATCTTTACCAATTAATGCATTAAATGCGCTAGAAAATCTGTTAGCCATAATAGTGTTTATAATACAAATATACTAATTATATTTAATATATTTTTAAACCTTTATTTAAAGCAAAAACCCTACTGTTAAAGTAAGGTTTATTTTAGGTTCAATTTATTGAATTGATGTTATTTACTAGTTATATGATATACTACGTTTTCGTTTTTATAAGATTTTTTTGTACATTTCAAGAGCTTCTTTGTTTGTATATTGGTCGATGTTTTTAATCAAACACGTTGACCTCCATTCATAAAAAGCAATAGCAAAAGAGTCGCTTCTTTCTGCTCCTTTTTCAAAACCTTCTATAAATACATTGTTCAAATAATGTTTTATATAGTGAGCTTGGTTTATTTTTTCAGCCAATAAATTAGCTATATCGTCTAATTTCATTTTTTAATATATTTAGTTATTAATAATCCGTACATCATATAACAGCAGTTATAAGCAATGGC